ATCTATTCCGAATATATCGTATCTGGAATGATCTGGATCTGCAGGAGGACGGGTCAAACTTGTTACTGGGAAATACCATGTACGATTATCAATTGTAATACTGGAAGGACTTACATTATAATCCAATCCATGATCGGCATAAGTAACTATTCCACCTGTATATCCATCTGGTTTAGTAACATCAATAGTTAGGCCACCATCCAAGTTCTGGGTAATTACAGTACCATCCCCACCCAACAAACTCTTTATAAATAAACTATCTGTACGATTAGTTGAACCCAATGGATATCCTTCTCCTACATTTTTAACATGAATAACTGTAGGATTAGATTGTAAATATTGAGTTAATGGAATCCATCCATCAATAAAAATATATGGTACAGTATCCGATGCATTTTGTAAAAGTATACGGGCACCATTTCTTTTAGGGTAATATAAGCTACCCGGAGCTGGTAATGATTGGAATATTGGATCATAAACCATGCCATTAAAGTATACTTTACCATCAAATCTACTTGCTCCACTGGGAGTTCCAAATGGTTCAGCTGGTTCTTGTGCTTCTGCATTAAAACTTGCAGCTGCTAGTAAGACTATAATGAGTAATTTAAAGAACTTTATCATTTAATTCTAATTTTAAAACTTGCAACGCTAAAAGAGCCAGGTAAAATTCCTGGCTCCAATATTTGGCAAATGATATTGTTTAACCTATTAGTGCCGGAATATTTAGAATGTAATGCTTTCCTGACTAGTAGGGTCCATGTAAGTAGGAAATCCTGCACTGCCAAAGGCTAATGTTGTATCTAATACTAAACGAGAGTCTTTAAATATAGTTGCAAAGCCCGTGGTTAAACTCGCATAGGTCTCTTCTGTTTGATTAGATATAATTTTATCAGTCTCTACCAGTAAAGGCTGAGCATTCAATTTAATTAGTGTATTGCTTGTGTCCAGAATTATTACCTGGTGATCTGCAATTAAGCCACTCACGTATAAAGATGAATTTTGTGGTATTGGTGTTTTTAATGTAATGTTTGCCCTTTGAGTACCAAATACCCTGGTAGTTGTTAATAAATCCAAAACATCCATTGCAGCAGATTCCCCAGCAATCATTGTGCTGAATGATTTTCCCATACGTGCAGCTCTTACCCATATTTTAAGTAAGTCACGATATGTCAATGTATTTGCGGTTGCAATACCAATTACGGCAGCTGAATCGGAACCATCTGTTTGGTCACCATTTAATAGGGTTTGAAAAGCCAGGGTATCAATACCCATTCCCAATTTAACCCCAAAATCCTGCAGGAATAAAGAAACAAGGTTTAATGCTACATATTGTATTACTTCGTAAGGTACCTTAATACCCCGGCCAATTTTGGAAATCTTAACTGTTTTCTGGTCGAATGATACATCCCCAACAGTAATGGTCTGGGCAACTCCCACTTTCTTAGGAGCAGCATCTGACATATTAATTGCGGGCATTGTTACTGAGGTCTGTTTAACAGATTGCTCCCCGGAAATTAATGAAGGATATATGGGTGCCTTTCTTAAGCCCAAACGTAAGGCTTCCCGAAATATCTCGGGAATTAGCCATCTAAGAGAAGCATCGGGCAAATTCACAATGTTTTGAACTGTATCAGTAGTTGGGTTAATTCCCATATCCTCATAAATATCCTCCATGGATATTTGGTTCTTTTCCTGGAAATAATCCGCCAAGGATATTTCCTGGGGATCTTCTGTGCTCCTACGAATTGCTTCGCAGGCCTGAACTGCATGTTGAATTTCTTTTGTGTATTTGGAGGCTGCTAATTTAGTTTGATTTGCCATTAGTGAAAGTTTATTAAATTATTAACTTGGTATTGTTTATTAAAGGAAAATTTAAATTACTTAATCCTGAAGTAATATGCGGATTAATTGATTGGCAGCAGTTGCATTATCCAATGCCCAGCCATTTACTGCATCAGTGCCAACAGTAGCAGCTGAATACTTGCTATACCCGGTCAATCCACCGACTGCATCAGCAGTGTCATAGGAAGTATACTTAACGGGTCCCGCATTTTGTGATGCATTGCTAATACCATATATAATGGCATAACCCCTTGACCATATAGTGGTTAATTCCCCAGAAGCACAATCTGCATAAGCATACCCAATTAGGGCATCAATGCCATCGGCAACTGCCCAAATTGCTGCCTGACCCGTAGCAGTTAATTTAATTGGCTGACCTTTCTTTATTGCAGCAGATGCTGTAGCTTCGATGGTTGTCTTATGAGCTTCAGTAGTAAGGAATACTGTTTTGGAAGCTCCACCAAGGGTTGTTAATGATCCCATTTTTATTATGATTTAAGTAATTGTTATGAAAAGATTGTAAGAATTATTCAGTGGGCTGTTCCCACATTTTAATTGTTTTGTTTTTTGCAGTTACCTTCTTCCTGAGGTTATCCTCAAAATTACCACTTCCTGTTTCCCCATTACCTTCTTCCTTGGGATCTTTCTGTTTAGCAGATGCCCTGTTTACTTCATGTGATCCACATTTCTTACAGCTTAATGGGAATTTCTCATCTAATTGAGTGGTATATTGGGAATTTAAGGCAGCCAATGTTTCTGGGGAAGTTTTCTCATTATTAATGAGACCAATTATTGGGTCATTGGTAATATCTTTGCCTTCACCCAATATTAATTTATAATTACGGAGAACGTTTTCCCTTAATTTTTTGGTTTCAGCAACCTTAAATTCTTTTAACTCAACTGCTTCTTTAAAAGTGGCAGATTCAGTATTATATTTGGTTTCAATGGCCTTGAGATTAGTTATCTCAACCTCCTTGTCCTTTAATGCCTGAATATTTGTATTATTGGTATTTACTAATTGGGAAGCATATTGCTGTACCATATTAGTTTCTATTTCACCCGGAGTTTCGGTGTTTGGAAGCTTAAGGCCGAATACAGCTGCCAATGCAATTAAAAATTCTTTATCCATTTTTGTTGTTTGAAGATTAGTTGAATTGTTATTATTAGTTTCATTGGGTATTGAATTTTTAATCACATCTGTTTTGTAATCAAAAAAGAAATACCGTTGCTGTTGTTTTTGGGAGCCAGTTACTGAATTATATGATATATTACCCCATGTTGGGTTAACAATTTTGGCATCTTTTATTAATTGAGCATAGGGATCAGCACCATGGCCAACTAGAGATATCTCATGGTATCTCTTAATTTCTGAAGCTATTCTCCTTACCATTTTACCATCCTTATCAAATGATCCCAATTTTGAGAAAAATTCATCACTGGCCATATCATGGGACTTATCCCATAAAAATTGCACTGTTACGGAAGTAGAATGTACTGCGGGGGGATCCATTAATATATTGCGGGCCAATTTGGGGTTACTTTTACCATCAATTCTCAATTTACTATTGATTCCCGCAGGTACTAATATATTACCATCTTTATAGGCTTCTTGCCATGATACCTGACTAACTGCCCCAACAGCATTAGCAACTGCTGTTTCGTGATCAACATTTACGGAGGCTCCCCTTAATAGGTGGGTAGATTTCTTAAGAGCATTGTTCATCCCAAAATCTACGGGGTTATATTCTTTATGCACAATGACTTCGGATAATGCTCTAAAAACGGGTTTAATAAATTCGTCTTCTTTGGGGGCTAAATCCTCGGCTGTTACATCCGGGTAATAAGTATTATAATTGGCCTGGTTGCTATCAAAAAATCCAAATGAATCTGTTTCTGAATTTTCAGCTTCTTTCTGGATTTTTTCGGCTACTTTATCCAAAGTTAATTTATCTGGGCAATAACCCAGTATAAGGTTATTGTCAAAACATAATTTTAATGTATCGAGAAATGCCATGATTATAATTAATTGGTATTGTTATTTATTTTTACTTACCGGCTTTTTTGTGGCTCTACCCTTTTTTGCGGATGCTGTTTTCTTTTTCTTGGCATCAGCTTTTTTCTTAGTACCATCCGTTGCTAAAGCTCCCCCAGCTTCTGGGTCTTTTTGACCAGCCAATACATCCCATGAAACCATTGGTTTGGCGGATGATGGCTTTTCATAACCCAATTCATCTGCTGCCATATCCTGACTAATTATGCCTAGAACCAATTTGTCCTTAGTATTACGTATTTTTATTTCCTCAGCTTGTTGAAATTTAAGGTCATCCTGGATTGTACTCCTATTAAACTTAACTTCCAAGGATTCAAAATTAAATCCCGCCAACTCCAATTCAAGAGAATACCCAAATTCCAACATTCCCTTTATTAGGTTTTGGATATTTTTGAGTTCAGATATCATTTTAATGAATACCACTGTTATTTGAGTTTCTGAACTGGAATATGCTCTTCCCCACATTGAAGCATCCTGTTTAAGT